AATCTAAAGTAAGAACCCTTACCGATTCCCAAGTTCTTTACTTATCATATTCAAACCATTTTAGAACTAAACGTATTTCTTTTGTTGAGCGAATGGTTAGATCATTTAACTTAATGCGTGTTATTGAGCACTCTAAAGTTATTTGGCATACAATGAATGCTCCTATTCGTTTAACTACTAAAGTTCCAATTGGAAGTAAGTCTCTAAACAAAGCAAAAGAAGACGTTCGTGAATTTGCAAACCAATTAAAGGAAGATATTTTCTTTGATACTAATACTGGAGAAATCCAAGTAGACGGCCGCCCTAACCTATTATTCTATAAGAATTATATTTTACCAGTAAACGATCAAAACCAAGCAATTGAAATTGCTCCATTGGAATACGCAGGTCCTAATATGTCAGGATCAGAGCTTCTTAACTATTTCAAAGAAAAGTTAAAGATGGACTCTAAGATTCCTTATTCAAGATGGGATTCTGCAAATGGCGCAGGTCAATATACAATGAATGCTGAAGGTATTCGTCGTGAAGAAATTCGTTATAATAAATTTGTAACTCGTCTTCGTTCAGCGTTTAAAGAATTATTGACAAAGCCTCTATATCTTCAAATGTGTCTTGATTTTAAAGATCTAAAAGATGATTACCGTTTTAAAAACGCAGTCGGTATTAACTGGCATGATGATAACGTATTTGAAGAAATCAAACAACAAGATTTACTTAATAAGCGTCTTGCTACACTTAATGCCCTTAAAGGAGTTGTTGATGATGAAGGTAAGCCATACTTCTCTACTGAATACTTGGTTAAAGAGTATTTAAGAATGAGCGATGAGGATCTTCAAAAGAATAAAGATTATATGAATCAAACTCCAACTGGAGAGGGTGAAGCTGGAGAAGCTGCAGCACCAGGAGCAGCACCAGAAGCAGGTTCTGCCCCAGAAGGAGGCGCAGGCGCTGAAGCCGCTGCTGGTAAAGAAACAGCTAGCGAATTAGGAGCTCCTGGAGCTTTATAATTTATTGATAAGCAATAACAAATCTGATAGATTTGTCGATAGATATAACGACGTGAATTGAATCTCTAAATTGATCAATTCCGTCGTTAACTTTTAGTACCTCTACGTTCCAGTCACGGTTTTGTAATAAAGTACAATATAGTTTTAATTGAGAAACAATGTCATCGTGAATTTTAGTTGTACTAAAACTATCACTAAAATCGAATAGATAAGTTTCTTCGTCAATTCCAAATCGATTTTCTCCCAAAACTGAATCATTTTTGGTTAATAGAACCATTTTGATTTGAGCAATAATTAGTGCAAGATCCTCTGTTTCTAATAAAGTCTCTTCGCTATAATTGGGTTCATCTATACTTTTTATGTAAAAATCTATTGGCATATTAGAATCTCATTGTATACATCCAACCTGCAGAGTTTTCGCCTTTAATTGCTTCCATAACAGCAGTCATTTCAGCATCAGCCTTTGTTACTAAGTTGGTATAATTTATTTTAACATCTCCTGGCAAAACATAATCAAATGTTGTAATCATTTCGCCAAGTCTTTGTTTAGATTTTGCTCTACAGTATCTTTGGAACATTTCATCCTCGTACAGATTTGAAGGATCAATCTTTTTTGCAACTTCCAAAACAGCTCCTCTTTTTGGAGTTCTTCCAAGAACAGTTAACTGTTTAGTGTTTTTATTATAGTCGTATGCAATTGTATCTAACAAAAATGCTCTAGTTAAATCTAAGAATGAAAACATTACTGTTCTATACATTAAGGATTCTCCAACAAATGGAGTTAAGTACATCTCAGATCCAACAAATTTATTTTCACCAAAGTCTCTATCCATTGTTGAAAAAACAGATGCTCCAGTTGGTTCAACTGCTTTATGTACAAATTGTACGCAATCTGGTAAAGTAATAGTGCGGCTATCTTTAAATTGGCCAGCTGAAAAAACATCAACTGGAATTTGCAAATACGCTTTATCTAGAGCATATTGCCAATTATCATAAAAAAACACCTCGGCATTTTTAATAACCCTTTCTACTTCCTTTGTTGGAAGTTGATATGGAAGGGATCCCGAGAATGTTACTTCATCAATAATATCTGATATTAATTCTTGTCTAGTCACGCGATTTGCGTTATTTTAATTATACAGTCGGCGCTTGTGCAGCAGCTAACTTTTGCTCTTCTGCTTGTTTAGCAGTAGTAGCTTTGATTTTTTCTCTGATTGCAGTTAATTTAATTTGAGCATCATTAACAACTTTCATTGCTTCAGCCTCTTGTTGATTTAATGTAACCAATTCAGTTGCAGCATCTTCGTTAACGCTAAAATAGTTTTGGAATGATTTAACCATTTTTGATAGATTCTTTTTGTTATTTATCGGAAATATAGTCCGAAAAAGTTTTTATACGGCTTGTTCCAGAACCCGGATTTGCTCCAAGTTCTTGTCTTCCACCTTTATACATGCCCCATTGTGCAGGTATCTTTAATGTTCCACTGACTCTCTGCGGAGCTCGTTCTGGCGGCAAATCATCCATATCTGGATTGCTTTTAGTACGGTCTCTGAGTAATTCTGGGGTTAGCAGGTCCTCTTCAATCTTTCCGCCTAATATCATCCAAACCTTTTTGGGATCCTTTCCTTCAGGGATCCCCTGTGAAAAACTATTGAAATCTTGAGCTAACCAAAACTCTCTCATTAAAGTTCCAGAAACACCATCCTCGTCTCCGTCTGAACCAGTATTTCCTCCAAATTCAGGACGAGCTGTTTCAATTCGGTTAATTTTAGAGATACTGCCTCTCCACTTTTCCATGGCAGCCCATCTAGGCATGTCTTTATCTGTTGCATAAAGATTAACCACTGTATTTGGAGCATATTGGGTTTTACCAAGCGCCTCAACAAATTCATATCCACTTCTAACTGGGGTAACATCCGCTAGGTGGAGTTCAACGTTATCAAAATCTTCTAGATAATATTCTAAAACTTCCATTGCAGTCTTACCGCTAATACCAGCCATTTCAGTTTTTGAAATAAAAACATGAACCTCATCGTTTTCCTCTGCAATTTTTGCAATTGCTTCATAGTGACCAGCATGAGGTGGCTTAAATTTACCACTAAAGATTCCAACTGTTCTGATATCTAATTTTGGAACTTGAGTACGACCAATTTTTCTAGTCTTCATTGTAATTTCTTCAAACTCATCCTCTAGACTCTTTGCAAGTTCTAGGTTTTTACGATCATCGTCATAAAAAGTAAAGTGTCTAAACCCTTTAGTGATTAGTTTTCGGAAGGCTTCTTTTTTCTTTTCTGCAATAGTTCCTTCAAATCCAAATTCTGGATCGCTAACCGCATAGATTAATTTTGGGTGAATATCAATCCCATGGGACAATAGAAATTCTCTGACTAGTTTCTTATTATCTCTAGCTGTAATAATGCCGACAGCAGTCCCAGATTCATAGGCAGAACGTAATATATTAAGTACCCATTCTACTAATCTTCCAGCCTTTAAAATATTAGCATCATTAAATTGATTATAGTCTACTTCGTGATGTGGTTCCTTTTCATATTCATTAAACTCCTGTGGAGTAAGATCAAAGGTTTCACCAGTAAGTGCATCCTTAACTAGGATCTTTGCATTAGTGACAACTAGCGTGTCATCTAAATCAAATATGATAATTGAGTTATCTCTAGAAAATGCCATTTCGTTTACTCTTTGCACTGGCCTACTATTTTTTGTTATTTATTTAGCCAGTTATTCAATGTAAATATACTAAACCTGGGCTAATAAAAGCAAAAAACGCAAAGCTTCTTGGCCTTGCGTTTTTCGATTACCTTCTTCCAATTGGAAGATGTATTTTATTTAAGTGATTTTCCTATTGCGGTTGCACCGAGTTGATATTCTTCTGGAGTAATACCCATGTCAGCTGCCTGATCTTCAACAGATAGCGATAATAATTTATCTTGATTTTGGCTAGTCCAATTTGCAACGATTGCTGCAATTTGTTCAGGTGTTTTTGAGTTATCCGACTCATTTACATCATCATTTTCCATTTCCATTAAACCGTTTCTATAACAACCGATTGCTTCTGCAACATAATCATTATATTCAGTTATGGTTTCATCATTATGAATTTCCAATGCTTCACTACAAAGTTTTTCGCAAACTTCTTTGATCATTTCACAAGTAGATTCATAGCAAGCAGATTCGTTATTCCAGCCTTCATTAATTGTCATGCCGTCATCCACCATTTCGTACATACACTTTTCCATATAAGCACAAGCTTCATTAATATAGCCTTCAAATTGATGTTCTGGATCTGAATCTGCTTCATACATTGAAGCATCTGAACAAGTCGATTCACATATAGATTCAATTAAGTGATGTGCAGCTTCAGATAACATAGATTTACTTCCATCATGGCAAGTATGACCCATTCCTTCTGCCATATACTCAGAATTTCCTGGAGTATTCATTATTCTTCCATTGGGCATATCTAAACGGTCCTTTCCAATTCCATATTCAAATTTATTTGAATTGTGACCTAATTCTTCTGGGTTTTCGCCATCTCCTTCTTCATCCCAATATTCAGCTTCACAGTGTTCTCCACAATCAGAGCAAATATCGCCCATCATAACTGAAGCACCGCAGCAATTTGAGGTTGCACCATGTTCATATGCATCTCTTGGATCCCATGATTCATTCATCTTTTGGTGAGCCTTTGCTGAATCATAGATAGATTTTAACCAAGCTTCAAACTCTTTAGCTTCACCGGCTTTATCTAAACCTTTATAACGGCCATCCGCTTTAAATGCTCTAACGAAACTTTTAAATGTTTTAGACTCTTGTGCTAAGATATCGATTTCTGACATTACGCCCTCTTTGATAGCAACTGTCTTTTTCTTTTTAATAGCATCAGTTTTAAATGCTTTGTAATCTTCAAAGTCATTATCACCGTCTCCGTCCTTATCGTACTTTGGATTGTATTTTTTCTTTTCATTTACAAATTGTGTAAATCTTAGAACTTTATTTTCAGCGATAGCTGGTTCTTGATCACAAGTTTCGCACTCTTCTGTAACCTGAGGGTTACGGCCAGTTTCATTATCAAACTGTTCGTCCTCTGAGTAGTAATTTGGCTTCTTTAGGAAAGCAGGTAAGTCTTTATTAGAAAATTTTCCCATTTTAACTAGTTATTTCAGGGTTATTTATCTAGATCGGTCCTCTATACTTGACTCTTTTAGTCCATTACCGTCTTCTGAGATAGTAATATTGACATGACCGTTATCTTTTAGCTTAGCATCAATCCAAAGTTCAGCTAGAAGGTCCTCAACGTGATTTTGA